TAAGAGAAATAGATATAGATGCTAATTCTAAACCACCCAAAGAACTTTTAAATTATACTAAATACAGTCCTAAAAGAAATGCTATTCTTTTAAAATATATTGCGGATAAAGCATATGAAGAAGGAAGAATTGATACTAAAACAGTTACTAATGCAGAAACTATAAAAATAGCTGAAACATTACATTTAGACCCTGATAAATTAGTTAAATTAATTAAATCAAGAGCTAAAAAAGATAAGATGTTAGCGGCAGAAATATTAGCTCACGGCGACCACATATTAAAACAAACTGATGATATGATTAAGTTGTCTAATAAATTACAAAGACAAGATTTACTTCCTGAAGATAAGGCTTATATTTTAAAAGAATTAGAAATTAGAAGACAAATTATATCTGATACAACTGTTAATCATAAAGAAGTTACTCAGAATGTAGCTCGTGCACAACAAATACAAAATGTAAATAAAGATGCTATGAGAGCTAGTGAATTAATTATAAATCCTGAAGACATCAGAATGAAAGAATTAAAAGAATCAAATCCTGAAAAGTTTTGGGAAGCGGTTTCTAAGTTAGATACTGATGAACAAGTAGTAGTAGCATTACAAGATGCACATAAAACAGGTAAATGGGAATTAGCGGCGGAGTTTGTAAATAATAACTTACTGTCTTCTCCTGATACACATATACTTAACATTGTTTCAAGTTTAATGCAGACTCAATATAAACCTGTTGTAATGTTAATAAGAGCTATGTTATTAGCTCCAAAAAATAGACAAAGGGCGGCAACATTAGCTGTGGAATCATTTGATACTTATTTACATCAATATGTTTATTTATATCACGCTTTAAGAGCGGCAGGAAAAAGTTTTGTAGCGGGGAGAAGTTTACTTGATAGCAGACAAATGAAATATGATGGTGCGATGCGTCAGGGACAGCTACAAAAATGGATTGAAGCATCAGGTGAGTTAATGTCTTCACCTTTTGGAGTAGCAGGACAGGCTTTTCAAAAAGGTATTGTTAAACCTGTAGCATTAGCAACAACAGTGCCATTAAGGCTTTTATCAGCAGGTGATGAATTTCTTAAAACAATGTTGTTCAAAGCTAGACGTACTTCACAAATACATTCACGAATAAGAAAAGAAAATGATGCTAAAATATTTTCAGCATACTTTAAAGATGCAGATTCAAAAGCCGCATATAAGAAAAGATTTAAAGAAATAGAAGCAGAATATCAAAAATATACAGGTGAGGCTATGACAACTTTAGAGGCTCGTCCAACTGCTCCTATTGATGATGTTAATAGATTACAAGTAAATGACCCTTTACAATATGCTAGAGAAGGTTCATATACTCAATCAGCTTATTCTACAAATCCTGTCACAGGAAAAGATGAAGGGGGTCTTACAGGTGGTGTATTAGAATTTACCAACAAGCATAAAATATTTAGACCTTTAGGTCTTCACTTTATTAATACTCCTGCAAACTTATTAAAATGGAACTTTGAACAATTACCATTGTTAAGAAGAGGTTTAGTACACGTTAGACACGCTTTAGCAAAAAATGCTGATGGAAGTTATATTAATCCTGAAGCGGCGGCGGAAGCTAATGCTAGAATGATAGCAGGTATGGCGTTGTGGACTTCAGCTTTCTTTGCTGTAAAAGCAGGAACAATTACAGGTGGTGGTTCAAGAGATTGGAAAGAGAATAAAGCTAGAGAAGAAGCTACAGGTTGGCAACCTTATTCTTATAAAACTCCTGATGGAAGATATATTAGTTTAAATAGACTTGACCCAATAATGTTACCTTTCTTTATGATGGCAGATATAATGGACACAATGGGTGATTTTCTTAGAAGTAATGAAGATTTACCTGCGGAAGCACAGAACACTATAGAAGAATTATCAATGGGTATGTTAGCTTCACTGACAAGAAATTTATCTTCTAAATTTTATGCAAGAAATATTATTGAAACTGCATCATTTTTAGTAAGTGATGATTTTATGAAATCAAGAAGTCCTGATAGAATTGGCTCTTCTGTATTAGCTAGAGCAATTTATAAATGGTTTCCATTATCAGGTGGATTAAGATATTACAATAGAGTAGATTCTGAATATCAACAAGAATTACTTACTTTAGGTGATAGATTAAAACAATTAAATCCATTTGTAGGTAAAGATAGTATTATGCCTAGACGTAATATATTTGGTGAAAAAATTGACAGAAAGAATGGTTGGTTATTTGGAATAGGTGGTAATGTAGGATTATGGTCTACACCTTTTGCTATGACAAAATTTGAAAATCAGGAAGTAGCTAAATTCTTTGAAGATAGAGAATTTAATTATAGAGCACCTTCTCCTGTAGATAGAAAATCTAGGATAGATTTAAGAAACATTAGAAATGAGAAAACATATCAAACTGCGTATGACAGATGGAGAGAATTAACAGGACAAGTAAAAGTTACTTATCAAGGTAAAAAGTATTATCTTAAAGAATTAATGGAAAAACTTATTATGGATAAAAATAGTCCATTATATAGAGTTCCAAATGGTATGGTAGCAGGTAAAGATTGGAGACAAGCTATCTTATTGAAATATGTCCACGCCGCCGAGAAATTGGCGTATGCTAAGATGTATAAAGAATATCCGATTATTGAAAGAACTATAAAAGAAAGAGGAGCTTTCACAATATTCAAATTTGATGAAAATAAACAAAATAAGAAAAAGAAGTCTCTATTCTAATAAAGTACCCCTTTTAGAAGAGATAAACGAATAAATACAAGGAAAATTAAAAATTATGGCTAACAGTTTTGTACGATATACAGGAAATGGTAGTACAGATGCCTATGCAGTCCCATTTAGTTATAGGGCTCAGGCAGACGTATCAGTAACCATTGATGGTGTCGCTACAACAGCTTATACTTGGAATGGTGCGGGTACAGTAATTACTTTCACAAGTCCCCCTGCGGACACAACAAGTATAGAAATTAGACGTACAACTAGCCAAGCGGCAAGATTAGTAGATTATGCTGATGGCTCAGTATTAAAAGAAAATGATTTAGATACAGACTCTTTTCAAGGTTTCTATATGGGACAAGAAGCCATAGATGATGCCAATGACAGAATTTTATTAGACAGTGCGGACTTTCAATGGGACGCTCAAAGTAAAAGAATTAAAAGTGTAGCTGACCCTACTGCGGCTCAAGATGCAGTAACAAAGAATTATTTAGAAAACACTTGGTTAAGCACTTCAGATAAAGCTGATATTGCGACCTTAGCGGCAATTTCAGGTTTAAGTACACTTGCGGCTAACAGTGCAAATGTTACTACAGTTGCAGGAGCAATCGCTAATGTTAATACAGTAGCAGGTGCAAATACAAATGTTGGATTAGTAGCTACAAATATCGCTTCAGTTAATACAGTTGCAACAAACATTGTAAAAGTTGTTGCTGTAGCAGACGATTTAGCAGAAGCAGTTTCCGAAGTTGTTACAGTTGCAGATGATTTAAACGAAGCAACATCTGAAATTGATACAGTTGCTACAAATATAGCAAACGTAAACACAGTTGGTCTAGCAATCGCTAATGTTAATTTAGTTGGTGGTTCAATTACAAATGTTAATACTGTTGCAACAAATATAGCGGCAGTAAATAGTTTTGCGAACACATACAGAATTGCAAGTTCAGCTCCAGTTTCTAGTCTTGATGTAGGTGACTTATATTTTGATACAACAGCAAATGAATTAAAAGTTTACAAATCAAGTGGGTGGGCGGCGGCTGGTAGCACAGTTAATGGAACTTCGGCAAGATACACTTACACGATTTCAGGAACACCAAGTTCAGTTACAGGTTCAGACGATAATGGAAATACTTTAGCTTATGATGCAGGTTTCGCAGATGTATATGTAAATGGAGTTCGTATGTCTTCTGCTGACATTACAATTACTTCAGGAACTTCTGTAGTCTTTGCTTCAGCTTTAGCAAATGCAGATATTGTTGATGTAGTTGGTTATGGAACTTTCAATGTAGCGGCAGTAGCAGGTTCGGCAATTAGTTCAGGAACTATTAGTGCGGCACGTATGCCTAAATCTGTTGCGGCAGATTGGGAAAGTAAAGATAACGATTTCACAGCAGAAGCAGGTAAAGCATATTTCTGCGATACAACAAGTAATAATATTGATGTAACTTTACCGACAGGAACAATCGGAGACACAATAAGATTTCTTGATGTGAGTGGAACTTTTGAC